AAAACTGTTACGTTTTTAGCGATGCTATCTGTTTTCTTTTCTTCTTTATTAAGTGTTTTTGCACCACACGAAACAATAAGAAATGCCAGTAGTAAATATTTCATTTTAATTTAGTTTTAATTATATTACGATATACTTTGTTTACAAATTCTCTATTTTGACCTCTTGAATAATAAAACTGCAATACTCTTTTTATTCTTTGGAATCGTGTTTGGCTCATATTAAAATAAATGTGTTAAACGTGCGGTCTGACCGTATTCAAAATCGTGCGTAAATGCTTCAACCGCTTTAGGAGAGTGCTGGTAGCCATTTCTGTGATGCCAACTATCTGTGCCACTAGGAGAACGTAACGCTTCAACGCATACACTCATATAATCTTTACTAATTTTATGATGGAAGTGATGAATATAAAAATATCTGTGGTTACAATCTTGCCAATGTTTACTTTCGTGCGCCATTAGTAAAGCCAAATCACTTTCCTTTGCGCCATCTCCGTGAGTAGTACCTATTAAATTGTTCCCATATCGGTAATATTTACGATGTGAAATACTGCAATCAAAAGTTACATTAGCACTACCTTTGAAATGCGCTTCAATTATCTGCGCTAAAAAGAACCCATTTGTGTAATCGTGATTGCTCGGATTGAAAACAACGTGAACGTCTGCCACTTGCATCATTATTTCAATAATATCTACATAAAGTTGTTTGGCTATTAAGAAATTATCAAACCACATTCCATCAGTATCTTGTGGCGTTCCAGCAGTAGTTGTTCTTTTACTGTTATCAATGTGCAAAATATCGTTTCCTATAACGAATAATATCTTATCTATGCTATCTGTTGGTAATTCCGCTAATAGTCCGTTACAACCCTCTAAAACACGTTTAACCGCTATTTGGTTGTTATAATCTTCCCCAGTTTCAAATGCACTACTTAACTTCCCGATGTGAATATCTGCTGGAGAAACTACTAATAGTTTTTTCTTTACATTTTTAGATCGTTCAATCTTAGGGTATTTGGGAGTGTAATCTTTTAAGCTATCAATCAACTTGCTTCTTAGTTCTTGCAAGTCCTGTTTTTCTTGCTCTATAAAGTTTGGGTTTTTTACAAAGACACTAGCTTCTTTATCTTTTAGCCATAAATGCTTAACAGTTGTGTAATCTATATCTAGTTTATTAGAAGCATTATAAACTCCCTCGTAACTATCTGTTATTCTTGCTAGATTTCTCTCTAAATATTTGCTGAAAGATTTTTTATCGTCAAAACTTAAATCTTCATTTATTTTTCTTATAATCTCAATCTTTTGTAGTTCTCTTTTTGAAGTAGTAACTATTTCTAATACTTGCTTGTCGTAAACACTCCATTTTGAAACCATATTTTTTAAGTTTTAAGAGAAGTATAGTTTTGCTTCAACCGCACGTCTTTTTGTAAGTCCATTAACTACTTTGCCACTTACTTTATTCCACTTTGCAAACTCGTTAGCGATTGTCGGATCACTAGGGTTAATGTTAACCTTTTTTAGTAATGTGCTTTTAGAAAGTGCGCCTATTCCGATATTATAAGCTAGAGAAGTAATTGCATTAAACTGATTTTGATTAAGATTTGCTTTGATTAATTTATCCACATCAACCGCAAACCTATCGGCTATTGTTCTGAACATCCAATTTGCAGTAGCCAAACTAATTGGCTTGTCTTGCATCGTAACTTTTATTCCACTAGGGTAAAAAATATTTCCCCACCCTATTGTGGCTTTTTTAGCACTACATAAATACGGAACTAAACTCAATCCCTCAAAGCCTTGAATTAATTTATATCCGTTATCATCAAGTTTATGCATTCTTTAATCTTTTGTGTTTATCGAAATCATCTTTTAACTTGGAATAAAGTCCTTTTAAACTTTCGTGATCTTTTGCAAGTTCGTTATATTTGTCGGTTAATTGTCTGTGTAACTTCTCCCAGTTTTGCGACTTTTCAACTTCCTTAGCATAACTCATTTGAATATTATTAAAGTCTGTTTGTAAGGTAAGATTGTGTTTTTTTAGCTCTGTTACTTCTTGCATTACTTCATTCATCCTAGCTTGGTAAACAATTAGGAAGTCATCATAAAGTGTTTTCATTGTGCTGACCGCATCCTGTCTTAACTTTGCTCGACCTCCAAAAAACCACGCAATAGGTGCGCTTAATGCTGCTATAATAGCTTGCCAATATTCTAAAAAAAAACTAGACATAACAATATAAAAAAGTAGTTAATATTCCTAACACTAAAAAAAACTCGCTGAACCATAAATCTTTATTACTTTCAAACATTTCTAGTTCTCCAATCAAACGCCCTTTTTTTTGCCAAAATTCAAAAGTTAATAAAGATAAAAAACCTAGAAAACTCGGCACAAAAATTTTAAATGCTATTTCAGTTGCGATATAAGTGTCGTGAATTGTATCTTTTAATACCAAAAACAAAAAGCACCCAGCTACAAAAGCTATCGGTGCGTGTAAGTGCCAACGATTTAAGATAAATTTATCCCAGCTTTTACAATCGTGTAGTATTGATTTTAATATTTCCATATTATTGGGTCAAAAGGGTTTGTAAAATATCTGTTTTTTCTTCCTCAGTCATTGTTTCAACTTGTTTAGTAAGTAAGTCTATGACAATCTCGTTGGCTATTGGTAGCGTAGGTTCTTCCAATATTTCAGATTCTATTTCAAAAGTAATCGTTTCGTAATCAACTCCCTCTGGAATATCAGTTAGCGTTAAAGTTTCAACGCTCATTTGTCCGATTGTGTATCTGTATTTTATCATTATCTAGGATTTGTAAAGATTTCTTCGTAATTAAAATAATCTGTTTGCATCGCTCTTGCTGTTGTGCCTACTGTTTTAACAATTACGCTATGAATACCCATCGCAGTAGTTGTAGCTGGAATGTTTGTAGTTAATGTAGTTATTAAATTGCCATCGATATAAAATGCCGCTTGTGTTCCGGCAGCGTTTAAATCTATTCTTAATTTATACCACTGTCCTGCAACTACTGGAACTGATGAAGTAAAGAATGTTCTAGTTAATGTATTTATAGCAACGCATTTAAAATTAGGCGAACCCGCATTTGCACCAAAACCTATAACTCCGCCCTCATCATAAGCAAAGAAAATTCCGTTTGCTGGATTATTATAATTTGCTACTCCAATATGCCCAAAAATTGTAAAAAATCTTTCGCTTGAAGTTGATAGCGTTTCAATAGTTACATACGTTTCAATAGATACAGTTCCCGTTCCTCTAAATAAATTAACTCCACCGTAAATATATCCAGCTTGTCCAGTTAATGTTGTTCCAGTTTGCGCTCTTACTACACCTTGTTGATTTGTTCTATTTGTTATTGAACCCGTTGTAATGCAACTTGCACCAGTACCCGTTGCAGTTGAAATAACTCCACCAAAGTTAGTACCCACACTACCAGCTTGATTACCCATAAATTCCTCAAAGAAATAAACTCCTTTTGTTTTATTGAAGTCTTTGAGTATATCAATAAGGTTTTTATTTTGCCATAAAGAAGTAGCAGACGTATAAGCTAGTAATTGGTTATTTGTAACGCTTGTAATCGACACATCGTGTATTTCCGCTAATTCATAACCGTTTTGGATTTGTACCTCGATTTGTCCTTGCGTTGGATGTACTCTTGTAACTTTACCTACATAAACTAAATGTGTTGGTGCTAATGTTCTTACGTCTGTAAATGCACCCGCAACCGTTCCGCTTAAATAAAGTTGCGCTCCCTCTGCAAATGCTGAAGTGTTAATCCCGCTTAAATCTCCAATAATAACGCAGTTTCCGAGTCCATTGTTTAAAATGTCTGATTGAAGCAATCCAAATGTTCTAGCACTTAATGCATCGGTTGTGGCTATTGCTTTTGAAACTAAAGCCTTATTTCCATTTGCGCCTGAAATATAAACTACCGTTCCTTTAGTTAAGGTTGCACCCGTCATATTTTTAACCTCACGAACTAAAGTTGATGCTTCTCCAGCTACTGGTATATCTAAAGCAGTAATAAAAGGGTTTACGCCATCTGCTCCATCGTTTGTTAATTGGCTTGTAGTTGTTGGTATATCGTCAACTGTTGCTATTGTGTATGTTCCAGTTGTTTTATCTGGTAATATGTATTCTTGTGGTTCTTCAGTAATATCTCCAAAAAGTAAAGTTTTAGTAGTATTAAGAATGTTATCGTCACATATTATTTTATCATCTAATATTGTTAAATTATTATTGTTTGTTGTAATTATTAAACCATTGCTGTAAATATCAGTATTTCCAATAGCAGATTCAACTCTAACTCCAATTTCTCCATCATTTATTAAAATACTAATATCATTTGTAGTTGTTGCTCCAGCATCTGTTACTTCTTGAAGTGTAGGAATACCACCGCCACCACCACTTGCGCTTATTATAGGGTTTAAAGGGTCTGCATCGTCAATAGTTATATTTGTACCAGCTACTAATGTAGGAATATCAGTAGTTAAAGCCATTGTACCGCCTAGCCCTCTTATAAAAACTTCTTGGCTTATTTCAGATGTACCTTCAAATCTTAAAGAAGTATCTCCGCCACCATCTAAATCTTGAAAATTAATGTTTTTAGGTCGTAATGATATTGTACTTTCGCTATCTTTAACTATTATATCATTTGTAGTTTCATTATCCTCTCCTGTTACTTGTTGTAATGTAGGAACTCCCACAACTCTATCAGTTGGCGTTCCACTAACATTTACTCCTGTAACTGTTTGAACTCCACCACCGCCACCGCCACCACTTCCAGTAGTAATAACTAAATCAGTAACTCTTTCAACCCAAACATCAATTAAGTAAGGAGGCATATTTTTACCTACACCAGTTTGGTCTGGTACACTTACTCCGTTTTCACTAAGACCAGTATTAGTCATAAAGAAACTACCACCACCCTCGTCTTGATTTCCAGTTGAAACAGATCCACCTCCAGTTGTTCCAGCTGCACTACCACTAAATGTGTGTTTGTGTCCTATCAAAACAGCATTAGGACTTCCGCCTATTGCTCCGATAACATCATAAGGACTTGCACCTTTATTTAGAGAAAATTTACCTTGTTGGTTTTTAGTTCCGTTACTTCCATTTCTTAACGCCCAACCAAGCATTGTATTTCTACCTAATCCTGTTCCATCAAAGTTATCTGTAAACTGTGTAGGTGTCATTGTAAATACTCCTACTTGACCAACTCTATAAACATAAACAGATTCAACTGGATTATTTCCAGACTGTAAATAAGGCGTGTAATTCTTAGCAATTAGCAATTGAATAAGACCTTCTGCTCCACTAAAAGGAATTGGAGAAGTGCCAACGCTTAAATCAATTACTTGCATTAAACTTATTGCAATTGCTTGACTTGGTATATTTGAACCGTTCTTACATTGAATAATAAACGTCTGTGATACTGAATCTATAACTACATCAAAGTCAGATACGTTTACTCGTGTTCTCGCATTGTTGTAAATATGCCAAAATATACCACTTAGGTCTTTCTCTATTGTAAACATATTAATTTGAATTTACTGTTTCTGAAATTGTCAAAACTCGTCTGCTTATTTCAATATCGTTTCCTTTTGCTATTAATTCAAGTGCGCCATCAAATTGTAAAAACTCTGCATTACAAGGAATTTGAAAAGAAAAGTTTACATATTCTAATCCATCAACTGCCTTTTGTAAAAACTTACAATCGCCATAATATGTCGTTCCATTAATATTTAATTCAGCTTCAATATGTGGCGTTGTTCCAGTTGGTACTTTTGCTAAAAAGTTAGCGTTAACTGTAAAGAAACTATTTAATCTAGTAGGCTTAAATCCTACTCCCTCAACTAATATCTCACTTCCACAATTGCTTTCAAATGTACCCTCAAATAAACTAAAATTAATTGCAGTATCTTCAAATAATAATTGTGTATTATCAAAATCGTAAATCCTAGACCATTTTGTTATTAAGAATGGTGGGTCTGTATAAAGACTTGGTGCTAATTGATTTTGATTATTAGCTTCTACTTTAAAAGCATCTAAATAAACAATAGTATCAACTGTATCACTTTGAAAGTAAAAAGAAATAGAAGCATTATCTCCATTTAATGCAGTAAAACTTTGATAAAACAAATTCCAAGAATCATTTTGAAATCCATTATCCGAATCCATCAAAACATTAATTGTTCTATCAGCACTTAAAGCACCATTGATAAAAACATTTACAACCATATTTACAATAGCATCTGGATCTGACTTCCAAGCTCTAAATTGTATATTATGAACTCCATCACTTTGAATTATGAAGTCAAAACTATCATTAGCATTAAAATTACAACCGCTAGTAGTTAATGACCTAATTTTCATTGCTTTATTACCTACCAATGTTTTTTCATCTGAATTGGTAACACTTGCATTACCAGCTCCGCTAGTAAAACTGTAAGTAATATCATTATTGAAAGTCATATACGGATTAATAATATTATCCGTAAAAATTGCTTGTTGCTGACCTATTATTTGCGCTTCTATTGCCATAATAATTTAATTTTAGTTTGCTACTTTATATGAACCCTCAAAATGTAGAGATACAACTCCTTGACCGATAGTTCCTTGTATTTTAATTCCTAAATTTCTATCAAATAGAATTAATGCATTTGGTACAACATTTGAAGTACTGTCAAGAATTATTAAAGATCTACTTGGTAGGTTATTTAATGGCTTATATAATTCAGTAGCAAAAGTTGCTAATGTAGCATTACTTATTTGCAGACTTGATCCAAAAGAACCCATAGCACCTTTATAAAAAACCCTATTGCCTAACTTTGTAAAATATATTGCAAATTGACATTTAGAACTTGGCAAAGTTGCTGTGCTTACAACAATATCTGTATTTGGGTCAACTGATGAAGTTCCATTCCATTCAATTTTTAGTGAATCAGGAAACAATTGGTCAGCTATCAACTGGTCAACGTCTGCGTGTTCAGTTTTTACAACTAAAGGTGTTTTATTACGAATGTTATCGTCTATCGCTGTTGTTATTTCTGCTAGTGTACTCATATCTTATGTATAATCATTTGTTGTATCGTAATCTTCTGAATCATATTGTCCGCCTACTATTTCAAAAGTCAATTCACTTGGGTCTGTTACTTTAAAATTACTACATCCATCTCCTTTAAATAAACCCTCTGAAATTATAACGTAATAGGCTTTTAAATCTTTTACAAATGAACTATTAACAATTCCAAACAAATTACCATCAACAATAATATCTGCTTGTGTAAAAGTAACAATTAATGTGTTAAATTCATCGTATATTTTTAAAGTACCAACGCCTAACGTAATTACTTGGTTGAATACCCCTATAATATCATTAGGGAACAAATCAACTGTATAACTACCACTAGGAGTAAATGTATCTAAAGTGAATCCCTCTAATAATTGATTATCTAAAGTAAAGTACTCGTCTTGTGGGTTTACATTAATTGTAGCTGACTTCCAGTTAGTATCTCCAACAATTTCTTCACTCTCGTAAGACTGTAATTTAATTCGCTCTCCATTTGCATAAACAATAGAGTGAGCAAACATTTCATACATACGATTGTCAATGGCAATATCTAATTTATCAAATACAAATACCTTTATAAAAGTAATTATATTTCTATAATTCATAATACGCCCACTTGTTTGAGTGTATTCCTTTAAATTAGTAGTATTAGCCGAATCTTTATAGAAACACTTATAGAACCTTACTTGCTGGTAAAAAGGCTTTAAATCGTATGGTATGCCTCTGAAACGAGTGTTTTCAGTATAAACAAAGTTAGTGCTTAATTCACTATCCATATTTGTCATTAAAAACCTACTAGAATAGTAAACATCTTCGTTTATTAAGTCTGTTATCTTTAAAAACAAAGGTCTGTAATAATAATCTTTGCCTACTTTACCAAACTCCCAATTAATTTGCGGCAGTCCATCTTGAATGAAAGTATCATAGGCAAAGAAGTTAGATACATCTTGTAGTACTGTTTGGCAAGAATCAATAAGCTCAACCTTAATACCTCCCACAAATGAAACTCCATCTTTACATCTACTGAATTGGCTTAGTGTGCCACACGGCAACAACTGAACATAAGCATACTTTGGAATACTAACATCGTTGCTGTCGTCGCCTTGTTTTGCTTTTTCAAAGTCGTTTAAATATAGTCTGACAAATGCTAAGTCCATACTACCGTGTTTAATTGTGTAACTAACTCATCTATGCTGTTATAGTTAATTCCGTTCAAAAGTACAAAATCATATCGATAAAAATTACTCAATGGATTGCTTTTTTTATCGTAAAGCTGAATGTAGTCATTTTGCGTTCTAAACCACTCTGCAACGCCTTGTAAATCATAAGGAGCATCGTTTACATTTACTACATTTCCATCTATTGTAATTCTTAAAAACTCATCTTCATATTTCTTTTCTCCTTGTATTTCAGCTTCGTTTGTGGATAATGTATATTGAAAGTCTTTTGGGTAAACTTTTACTACTTTACCTGTTGGTGTAAAAAGTCTTATATACCCTTTTGTATTTCTGTAACCATCTAAATAATCAATTACATCATCATACTGTGCTACTATTTTAGCTCTGATAGTAATTGGCTCAACCAAAGGTTTTGGCAAGTCAGCGTAAATAATAGGAGCATCTTCAATAACTGGAGTTGTTTCTGAATCTAATTGCGTTTCTAATTTACCAAAGTTTTTAAAGAATGAGTTTTGAATATTTTTCTTGCAGTACATTGTAGCAGTTGCTAAATAGTAATACCAATAAAATATATTTCGTTTAATCGTATATCGTAAGTTTGCAAAGTTTTCTGGAGCAATAGAAAAACCCTCTGTTGTTCTAGTTTGATATTGAACATCAGTATAGAAATACTTTAAAACAATATAAGCACTTCCATTAACAGCAGAAACTGAACCTATTGGACTTAATCTCATTACAGTACTTGTAAGAGAAATAACATTGTAATTTCCTACGTTTGCTCCGCTTAAAATTTGCATACTATTTCCTATCCCCAATGTAGTCCAATTTATAACGGTTTGTCTAGTATCATCAGCAGAAGATTTATTTAATATCTCTAATTGACCACTAACCCAGCGCATAAAAAGAATTGCGCCAAATTGTTGAAAGCTATTAGGAGCAAGTGGAGCTGAATCTTCAACAAATAATTTCTCGTCTTTTTCAGTTGAAGTTTTAGGATTTGACAAAACTAAGTTAATCATAACTTGTTTTTCAAAAGGATCTCGGACAAAATCTATTTCTATTTTTTTCATTTTATCCGACCTATCATTTCTTGGCAACCATTCGCTATAAGTATGTGAACCTTTTATTGTTCCATCTACTGTTCTGTCTTGCTCAAAGTTTTTATAACCAAAACCATAGTTGTTAATCAAATAATATTCATCGTATGGCTCTGTATATTCCTCACTAGGTATAACTAAAAAAGAAGCTATTTCAGTATTCTCATAAAAGTCTTGGTGCTGTCTTATTTGAGCTTTTTGAGTAGATATTTCTATATCTGAACAATACTCTTGTAAGCTATTATTTATATCTTCATTTGTAGTATATAATTCTAAAGTATTTTTAGAAAGAGCTTTATTAAATATAACTTGCTCATTAAATTTACTTAAAATATTACTCTGTATATCTAAAGGAATATTGTTAACCCATTTTAAACCTTGCTTGATTAAATTAGTATAACTAACCGCTTTAATTACATTATCTAATCCTTTTTCAGTACCAATTATTTTAGTTTCTATTTTTTGAAAATCAACATAAGGTCTTTCATTAACTCCACCAGTTTCCCCTCTTTGAAAATCAACATTCCAAAAAATAGACATAGAATAATCCTTTGGTATTTCATCAACTGTAAAATTTATTTTAGTTGGTAATGTTACTTGTTGAGGCTCAGTACCGCTTAAAATAACTGAATATGGAACAATAACATCTAAAGGAGTTGCTCCAAAACTATAAGGATGTAAAAAAATGTAAACAAAAAGAGCAACTCTACATCTATCAGATGAAAAAACACCTGTTGTTCTATAAAAAAATGTTGCGTCTAAATCAATTTCAACTTGTACATTTCTATATGTATTTAAAGCTCTTACTACTCTAAAATTATTAATTGCATTAGTAAAAGAGTTTACATTAGGGTAATTGTCAAAAAAAGTAAGAGTGTCATTTATTTCCTGTTCTAAAATTTGTGCGCAAAAATTAGAATTATCTAATAAACCATCGTGTATTCTTGGTCTTGGCATTGTAAAAGTACTAACATTTTGAACCGCAGTACTCTTAACTAAATAATTAAAACTTTCAATCGGTGTTATTGTTTCATCCCTAAAATTCTTGTCAGAAAATGCGTTAAACGTATTCTTTAAGTTTCTGAAATGGTCAGCAACCAATCCTATTTCAATTAGCTTAGATTTGTAGTAAGTTTCTCCATCTGTTATATCTTCATCTCTATTATCTAATTCAAACTCTTTAAAGTCAACGCCATTTCTACTTATCTTATATCCTACTTTCATTTCAGAACCTTTTAATCGTCTGTTTTCAAGTAAGTACCAAAGACCATAATCCATATAGTGAGATAAATCTCCTTGTGGGTTGTACGTTCTAGGATTTGCTAATTTCTCTCCAAAAGCATTAGGAAATGTTAATCCCTCAATAGCAAAATATTCAACATCTCTAGTCCAACGGTCTGGCAATTGCTTTTTAACATACTTTGCGCCATCAAAACCAACTGGCTCACATATCTCATACCAATCCATATTAAAGTCATAAAACTTTAAATAGTGTCTAAATCCGTTTTCATCGTATGGGTGTGCCATTATCTACCGAATGTTACTTGGTTATTTAAGATTTCTTTTTTAGTGTGTCCATTACGTACACTTGTATTCCAACCATTTTTATCAATACTTAAAATAGCTTCTTGTTTATTTGCAATAGTGCTTACAATTCTATCTACTTGTTCATCACTCATACCGCTATTTACAATAACATTAGGTTGTGCGTAATTAATGCTATTGCTTGTCAATATATTGTCTAAATTACGTTGCCATTGATCGTGAGTAAAAATCTTTGTACCCTTTGGTGCGTTCATTATTACATTACGCTCTTTTGGTTGATAAATCTTACCATCTGGTGTTTGGATTGTTTCTTTGTAGTTTGAACCTTTACCATCATTTACTAACATCGCTCCACCATCGTGAACTCCACCATCTTTAAAGGCTGGTACTGGTTGTGATTGAACCATTGCTATTTGAGCAAGTCCTAATGCTCCTACAAAAGCACTTAATAATCCAGCACTAACACCAAAGTCAACTTTAGGAACTTGCGCCCAAATTGATATAATTGCTTGTGCAGTATCAAGAGCAATATTAAATATAGCTTGTTCTTTTTTAGCTTTAAATTCTCTAGCAGCTATTTCTTTTCTTCTTTGTTCTGCTTGTCTTTCAATCTCTGCTTTTGCTTCATCTGAATCTCCAGCAAATGCTAAGGCAATTTTTGTTTGTTCTTCTAATTCTTGTTTTTCAGTTTCAAATCTTTTGTTAGATGCTTCCATCATCATATTCATAACATCTTGAAAAACATCCCCAACCGCTTGAAATGTAACTGCAAATTGTTCTCCAGAAGTTTTAGCCGCTTCAAATAATTTAGTAAAAGTAGTTTGTCCGTTTTTATCAATATCTGTAAATATTTTTAATGAATTAAGTCCTAATGAATCCAAGCCTTTACTTATAGTATCAAGAGCAGAATTTCTTAAAAAATCTTTCATTTTTTCATTAGCTACATCCAATGGACTTTCTAATCCTTTAATTGCATCAGCTAATTCTTTATACTTAAAAATTATTCCATCATATTCTTCTGGAGTTGCTCTTGCTAATTCAGCTTGTTGGTCTAAATCTATTTGTTGTAATGCTAATTTTTGGTACTCTTGAAAAGCAGCTTGTCTAGTTTTTAAAGTTTTACTTTCATCATTAGCAATTTTTAAAAATTTATTTTGTTCTGCTTTATTTATTTCTTGATTTAGTTTTCTAACTTCTTCAATAGTTTTCTTTCTTAACTTTTCTTCTTTATCAAATGTAGCTTTTTTAATCTTTTCGTTAAAATCAGCATCTTCATACATTAAGTTTTGCCAATTTCTACTATGGTTTATAAGTGCTAGTTCTGTTTCATTTAAGAAAGTAGCTTCTATGTCAGCTTTAGCTTTAGCAAATTCCTCATTATTTTTTACATCATTGTAACCATTTTCAATGTTTTTTTCATATTGTTGCTTTGCTTTGTTTAAATTATCTGTTAAATTTTGTAAAGCTAACGCTTGTTCTTTTTTATATTGATTATCTAATATTTCAACGGCTAATCTTGAAAACTCTTTTCTTGCTTCTAGTCTAGTATAGTCTGGAGCATCTTGATTGTCTGTAATTTCTTTTTGTAATACTTGTTGCTCTTTTAGCTTAGCAATTTGTAATTTATATAAAGATTCAACTTCCTCGTAATTAAGGTCAATTCTTTCTTTTTGCTTTTTCTTTGCATCATCGCTATCTCCTTGAGTTGTAGGAGTAACTGGTTCAACTTGTTTTTTTAATAAATTTAAAATTGCTCTTGATTTTCCTAAAGAAACTAATGCATCTTCTTCAATTTTTGTTTGTAAATGAAAAGCTGCTCTATCTCCGCCAAGTATAGTTTTTCTTAATGCTTGTTGCTCTTTTATAATTTGCAATTGCATTTTTATATTTTTTCTTTGACTTTCAGCATATTCAGAATCCATAAATGTTCGAGTTTCTTCTGAAAAATTTTTAAATTTTTCTCTGTAAGCATCTAATTCTTCTCCAGCCTTACCAGCTCCTAAAGTTTGAAAATATTGTTGTAATTGCTTTTCATCTTTAAATAACATTCCAGTTAACGTCAAGATGTTTGTAAGTCCAGTTAATATGGTATTAAAAAATTTACTTACTCCGCTTGTGCTTCCCTCATTCATAGCTTTAACCATAGCAGTCCAACTATTTGAAAGTCTATTTTGAGCAGCAGCTAAAGTATCAACTTTATTTACATTTTCTATTCCATACAACTTTTGATAAGCACGAATAATAGCTGGCACCATTTCATTAGAAACAAGTTTACCCGCTTTCATTTGATCGAGCATCATCTGCTCCGTAACTTTTAAGTTAGGGTTTAACTCTTGGTAAGCCATCGTGGCAGCTTTTATAGCTCCAGGCAAGGCATTACCTAACTGTTTCTTTAATTCTTCCGCTTGTACCGTTCCCTTAGATAACATTTGGTTAAATGCATAGAAAGCATCATTTTGCTTATCAATACTGATTCCCATAAGCGAACCAGCTTTTGCAATACCCTCAAATGATTTTCTAATAGCATCTTCTGAAAGTTTACCTTTTGCATTTACATAAAACTGCGTAAATTGCTCTGTAAGTCCTTTTATTTCAATACCCCATCTTTCAGACAATTCTCTTACAAAAGAAGTATTAGTAGCATATCTATCTTGCGTTTCAGATACCATCTTTAAAGCTAAGTCTAATGACTGTAATTCTTTTGTTGTTTGGAATATATCTTTAACAAGATTAGCTCCTAATGCTAGTCCAGTTGCAATTCCGAAAGCACTCATTAATTGAGTTACTCCACCTAATGCACTTCCATAATTTCCTACATTCCTAGAGAAATTACCTACTGCTTGATCGGCTTTTTTAACTTTTGCATTTAGTGTATCAAACTCTCTTTGTGCTTTTCTTATTTCAGCATTTGATGCAGTTTCCGAAGCAATAAGGTTTTGTAATGTTCTCGCTGCTTGATTACGTTGTGCATTTAATTTTCCGTAAGCATCACTAAGTCTTTGGTTCGCTAATGCGCTTCTTTCAGCAGCTTTTGCAGCCTTTTCATCTGCTTGTTGTTGTGCTAAACTTGCTTTTCTTTGAGCTTCTCGTTGAGCAATATTAGCTTTTATAGCATTAGATTGTTTAATTTCAGTTGCAAGTACTTGTTGCTTTACTTTTTCTTCTTGAATTAAAGCATTTGTAGCTTGTTTTATAGCTTGTTCTTGTGCTTTTAAGTCAGCAATCATTTGCTTAGCAGCACTATCAGCTCCACTTGGAGTTGTAGGTGCTTTGTAGCTTTTAGTTTTTTCAATTTGAATAACTAATTGATTTACTATTGCAAGTGCATCATTTAATTCCTTTAAAGCATTAGGACTTAAAAACTCTATAAAACCATCATTTGCCATTTTTTCTTTGTATTTTAATTATATTTTTACCCGAGTTTTCAATAGCAATATACATCGCTAAAGTAATTGTTTCGTCAATATTTCTATTATGAATATTACTCAAACCTACAATGCTCTGAAAAAAATCAAATTCATTTTTATTTTCTTTCCCAAAATACTTTTGCAACTCCAAAGTAGCCATCGTTAAATCATTCTCAATAATGCCACACTCAACTTGCAATACTCTCAACACTTCTTCTCCCCACTCTGCATCTTTATCAAAATAAATACCGCACCCTTTCTTTAAAGCAGTCGTTAACTTTTCTTTCATTTCATCCGTGACTGGATTATAATACAAAAAGTGCATCACTTGCTTAATCGTTTCAATTTTATAAGACAACAAATTCACATTAAAAGTTAATTCTAAGTACCTTTTTGCTTCTTTATTATCCGATTTTACAAAGAAATCATCATATATTGTGGAAAAAACAGCTTCTAAATCCTCATTTTCTTGTTCTGCAACCAAAAGAGTGTAATCTTTTGAATGTAAAACGTCAAAGAACAGTTTTGCGGGTATATTTTCTATCGAGTTGTACTTTGCCATCTATTGTCCTAGTTGTTCCTTTAAAGCCTTAATAAACCCTTGTTTAACGTATTTATTTATAAAATCATTAAAAACATTTTGGTCTAAGTCAAAAATATCTGATTTGCTATTGTTATATCTTTCTTTAAGCAATCTTGCTTTACTATCTGTCGATAAAAACGTATATCCTTTGCCTTTGGTTGTTATTTCAAATCCTCCAATAAAACCACCGCCATAAATTAAATCTACAAAACCATCTGCTCTAGGATTCATAAGTAACTTTTCTTCTCTATATGCTTTCCAAGCATAAGTTCTTCTTACTCCTTTGCTATAAATATCTCCTTGCTCGTATTCGTCTTTTTTAATAGCAATTAGCTTTTCTTCATTTTCAGCTATCTCTGCGTTTACGAGAATTTTTAATGTTTTTTCGTTCGCTAGTCGGCTCAATCTCTGGCTCATTTCCTTTGCTGATATTCCCATCTGCTGCTATTTTTGCAATTGATACTTTTTGTTTATTGTTTCTGCAAGGAATACAATATTCTGCTTTTTTGTTTGAACACGTTGCTAAAAATTCATTAATCAAATCATCATTAACTTGATTTGTGTTATTCTTAACCCAAGCAAATTGCTCTGATTTACTTAATGTGCAAAACCAATCTGCATCACTTCCAAATAATTCTATGTTAAATATAGTCATAATATTAAATTTTATTCAAAAATACAAAAAAAAGACGTACAAATATGCACGTCTTTTCTCCCCAAATCTTTAAGTCCGTAAAATTACGCTACCGTTACTACATTTCCAGTAGTTCCGCTGTAAAATTTATTACCAACTTTTGCAGTATTAATAGCACCATCAGCTAAAGTAACAGTTACTACATCCGCAGCTACTAAAGTAGCAGTTGGCGTAATAGTGTACTCTTTTGTAGCAGCATTGTATGTAATAGCTCCTACAATTGAATTAGTAACACCATTTACTGTAAGTCTAAAATTAGCAGCAGCTAAACCTGTGATTGTAAACAAATCATTCCATTTCCAAGTTGGCTTAACATAAACTTTGTTATCAGATGCATCAGCACGACCTACAATGTTTACATCAGTAATACCAAACAATTCAGAGTTTGGATCAAAGTCCAAATCAGTCAAAAGGTTTACATATTGATTGTACTCAAATGGATTAGTAATTTGGAACATCAAGATAGTTGAAGCCGAATTAGTACCATTGTTTTCAGTATAACCATTAGTGTTTAACATACCAGTTGTTAAACCTTTGATTTGTGTACCATCAACACTTTCAGCACATTTGATAAACCCAGTTTCGTAAGTAATCAATGTATCGTATTGTTGGTAAGAGTTGTAAGAATAAGCAATCTTTTGGAACGCTAATCCTTGTTTAAATGTAGCAGTAAAAGTTGGTTTCCCTTGTCTTACTACTTCCAAAAGTCCTGATTGACTTTCTTGCGTTGTAGCATCTGGAGTTTCAGATACCATTTCAAAACAACCAACCATAGGAATAAAATTCCCTAATTGACATTGTTCTTGAACGTAAGCCTTGTCAAAAGTGTCTGTCGCTTTATTCAATGACCATCCTTTTGGAACTAGGATTACACCATTTGGTAATCCTTCAATTGCTTGGCACGCTTCTAAGCCGCTACCGAATCTGCTTGTGGTGCAATCTACACCTGTTATAATTGCCATAATTTTTTTAATTACACGTTTGCACGTTGGTTATTTTAATTGTTGTTTCTAATAATATAGCATCCCATTTGTCAATAGTAAAGTTTTCCTCTCCGTTTCCGTAATTTGGAAACTCGGTTATTGTATAACTATTTGTCCAAGTAACGCTTCCGCTTCTTCTAAAAATATTTTCAATGTTTTCTACCAAAGGGTAAAGAATATTCTTGTAACTCAACATCCATCTTTGCTCATTTGTCAAATCTACATTTGTATTCTGACAAGCTAAAACTAAAGACAATTTTGTTTCACATTCATCTTTACCTTGAACACTAGAGTTTGATGTTTGATAGATTAAAGGGTAAATTGTTCTAGCTTCCTTTGAAAACAGCTCTAGTTGTCTTAATAAATGCTGTTTATTGCCCCATTTGTAAATGGTTTTGTAACCATCTATATAAGGCAAATTTTCAAACAATCCATCTAAAAATTCTTCTACAACTATCATAAACCAAAGTAGTTTAAAGGAGTTTTGTTTCTAAAGTAAGTAATATTGTAAACATCATTATTTCTGCTTAAATACTCATACAAAGTAACTTGATTCCCTATATTTGTGTTGCCAAAACTAATAAATTCGCCATTCCAATTATTTGAAACGTCGCCATTATTATTCATCCCTCGACCTACATACATCATTACAAACTTGTTCCAAACCGAAACTTGCTTAACACTTGGGTCATTCATAACTGAATTCTCTGCCTTTGGTATTTGCATACCAGTTGTAGAGTAAGTTTGAAAATCCATACCTAAGTAATAAAAGAAAACGTAATAAGCTATTAGGCTAATCTTCTTTGTTCCTATGGTGTATCTCAAACCTTTCCAGTCCTCTTTCCCATCAACTAAGTCAACCCATTTCTGAACTGGATTTGCAATCCAATCTCCATTTGGCTCAAATTGTGCATTTAACTCTTGTAGTTGCTCGTAACCAAGAATATCAAGTAACAATGATTGCTCAATACTTTCAATCTCTTGTTCTAACTGAACAGAAGCAGTAGGTACTACATTACCAATGCTAGGTTGCGCTACTGCATTTGGAATGTATAATTCCTTAGTCTGAAAGTATTGAGCATTTATTATCATTATTTCTCTATTACAGTTGAAGTCATTTCTGGAGTTTTCTCTTTTATTTTCACATCCTTAGCCACTTTTGCTACCCCCTTAGCAATTAATTTATCAGCGTGAACTTTGTGAAGTAAATAAGTATTTCCATCCAATTCTACTGCTTTGTAATCCGATGCTTTATCGAATGTAGCAGTTCCTACAATTTTTGCTTCTTCTTCTTTGATACTAAAATTTGACATATATTAAAGTTTTAAAATTACGGTTTCAATAACGCAGCTCTTACTGTTGCAAGGCTGAACGCCATAGCTCCAGGCAAGTTGTTTTTAGCCACTCTCAAAATAGAGTAAACCTCTCCAACCGCTGACTTCTGGTTTTTGATGAATTGATCGTTGTAAGTACCAAAACGCAAGATGAATTCAGAGTGCATTTCACGGTAGATTGAACTATCCATAACAATTGCAGTACCTAAAGTAATTGCATTAGATGAAACAACTCTCATTCCGTTGATTGAACCATTTTGCATATAAGGCAATAATCTTGAATTACCCTCTGTATCCTGTGTGAACATTGTAGTTACAATATCACTTGGGTGCATAAGAACTAAATCAGCGTTAAAGTTCATTCCGTTGATTACAGATTGAGCAGCAATTACCGCAAGTCCGTTATCTGGAATAACCAAAGTATCATCCATTACAGAAGTAGTGTAAGCAGTACCATTTGAAACAATAGTTCCAATCAATCCATTGTTCCAGAATCTGATTACTTTTTCTTCAAACATCATAAGGATTTCATTGTACAACAATTCGTTGTCAACTTCAAATTCCTCTGTCCACTCGATGTGAGCAGCATATTTCTTAC